ATGGAGCCGGTGGGAGTTTCTGAAAGTCAATCAATTCGCTGTTTTTAGCTTTTTGGGTCTGTTTTAAGGACTGCTTCTAAAACTTCACAACTTCATTGCTCACATTGCTAGTTTAGCATAGCTTTCGAGAAAGTTCAAGTTTTATTTTTTTCTCTTGGACGCAAAAGGAAGCTATTTAATAGGAAAAAATCTTTTATTTTTTTTGAAAAAAGTTAATCAAATCTCTTGACTCGGTACAACTTTAGTTGTATAATATATACATAAGGTTAAGGAGGAAACCTTAGACAAGGAAATTAAAGAAAGGGAAAATAAATGTTAAGGCGAAGAAAAAAGCCAGTCAAAGCTAAGACGAATAAGCTAGTAGTCAAAATCAACTTGTTCATCATAAGCATTGAGTGGCACATCGAATTCGGATAGTGAGCAATCACTATCCGCCCCTTGGTGGGGCTTGCTTTAATTATAACAGGTATCGTGATGAAAGTAAAATTTAATGTTAAAAAAACCACAGCTAGAGAAAAACTTGAGTTTATTTTAGGGTTTCTGTTGATCGTAGTAATCATTTGGTTTTTTGTGAGGTAAATATGTTAGTTGATATCAATGCTATTAAATGGCTACTAGAAAATGCCACAGCCTATTCTGTTAGTAAAAATTGTGGATTATCCACCCAAGCCGTAGACAAATATAAGAATGGTATTTCTGATATTATGAATATGCGTTTGAAACACGCAATTAAAATGACAGAATACGCCAATCAGTTAAAAAACAAAAAGTGATGGTTATTTAATCATCACTTTTTTGATCTAAAGACCCATTGCTTATAGCAGAGAATCAAAAAAACATAGTCATTCGATTGAGGTTACAACGGACAATTTTAATAATTGCCGTTATAAGCACAATAAAAAAAAGCCCTCCCGAATCTGGGAGGGTTGTGTCTTATTATAGAGTTTCTGGCCACGGGTCGTCTGTGATATAGGACATATCAGTAAACCGCAAGTCTCCGATATCCCGATCTGTTGGCACTGGATCATCGAATTGTAAGCGTAGCTGGTTGCCATCACCCGGCCCACCTAAATAAAAAGTCCCAAGGCGCTTGCCCTTGTCGTTAGTCATGATACCAAGTTTTGAACTGGTCGCACGAAAACCGACGGGTATACCACCGACATTTAAAATCACCACGTTACGCTCACGGTCTGACCCTTGAGGAACGTAGCTGGGCGCACCTCGTCTCACGATTCCAAACCAGCCCCAAGAGAGACCACCGAAGCCGACCTCTACCGTGGAATTTATACGTCTAAACTCAACATACGCATTAGTTTGATTTGAGTTTATATTTCTTGGTTTAAATTTGACATCACCAAACAAGACAGACCAAGCGTTAGAACCAGTTCCAGCAGTTTTTTTGATCCACTTCACCGCCCCATTCTTCGCTGTCGTATCAGTGTAAATTGTACCGATATCAGCGTTTAGAGCGTATGGAAAGCCTTGGCCTTTTAGTTCGGTACTTGCACCGTTTCCAGATCCGACTGAGCGTTTCAGCTCTTCCAGATCATTCTTGCTTGCAAGCTGACTTGTGTCAATCGTTGGCAATTTTGAGCGTGTGACAAATGGATCACCACCGTTTTGCAATTTTGTATCGATGAGAGCGTCCAGACCGAGGTCTACGTGCTTCTCCTTGATATTCGTGGTCATCTGCGCTTGTAACGTGGCATACGTTGGAAACAACTCGTAAGCTTTGGAAGTTTGCAACGCTCCGCCTTGATTAGCTTGAAGCGTCCCAATATCACGACCAATGGATTCTATAGCTTTCTTTAATTTATCCATTCAGCACCTCCTTAGAGGGTATTTTTAGCCGTTGTATAGATTTGTACGAAGTCAGTATTTTCAAGGTCATTGAATTTTTGGCCAAGCTCTGTCATTTTAGACACAATAGCTTGGTCTGCTGATCCTGCACCATTTGCGATACGGTCAGCGATCTCTTTGAGAGTATCTAATTCTTCTGGTACTCCATCGCCTAAAATGGCAGTCTTGACACCAGCGATAGCCGTTTCTAGTTGTTGTTGTGTGATTCCAGCTTGTCCAAGTTCTGACTTGTCGGCTTTGCTTGCAAGTGTGGTTTTAATTTCCTTGATGTCGCTACCGACAGCTTGAGCAAATGATGTTAATTTTTCAGTATTTAAAGTCATAATTTTTCCTCTCTAAATTTTTGCAAGATTGTATAGTACAGTTAGGTCTGGCAACTCTTCCGTTTGTGATCCGTTTGGATGTTCAGCGATATACTTGTCAATTTCAGTTTTAACATCATTTTTTACAAGCGATAATACTTCCTCGCTTGTAAATTCGTCCGCTGAACGGGTAATATCCAAGCGTGTTGAGCGATCACTGGGGAATATATACCCGTCACAAACGACTTCTACCAAATAAGATCCAATAGGTAGGGCTTTCCCAATTTTAAAAGTAACTTTTGATCTCTCCACTGTACTCTCAAATGTGGCCTTTCCTTTTTGGTTAAAGATCCTGATCGTGGCATTCTTGCCATTCAGCTCGCTGATCGGGCGCATGTTTTCATCCAGCAGCTCATAACCAAACAGAGAGGCAGAGTCGCCTTGCTTGACGACTGCCCCCCCTTCAAATTGCTTTAGATTCGTAGAATTTAATAGTGCCATTAAATCCTCCTCATTTTAAGCGAATGAGCCGAAGTCTGTGATGCGTTTACCATTCTGCGATTGACCTACTGCCACATATCTGCGATTTCCAGATCCTCCGATGTACGTGATCCAGATATAACCGTCATTGTCTAACCAGCCATCATAGTTAATCTCTTGACCAGCGGTATAGACTGCTACGATATCACCTAAAAGCCCTGCAGAAGAACGTACATTAAGCGCAGAGACTTCGACTGTGAATGTACCAGTTTCCTCGTTAAATTCGCTAGAATCGACTGTGAGAGGTTCTGACGGCTCGATAGCACTCACTTGCGCTGGTTGGTCATCTACAGGGAAGTAGAACCAGCCTACAATGCCCGTGAAATCACGGGTGTTATATCGTGCAGGGCCACCAACATACAGAGCATCTTCATTACCGTCAATATTTTGCTCAATGGTGCGCATGGTATATCCATCTGAATCTTCAATCACAATACCAGTATGCCCATAGCTGTGGCCATAGATGTATGTTGTATCCATAACGAATACAGCCCCGGATCTTGGTTTACTGTCCAGATTCCCCTCCTGGTTATATTCTACCTCGTAGCCTAAATCACGGGCCGAATTGAGTAGATCAATAGCATTGCCCCAAAGGGTTTTTCCAAAAAAGTACGTAGAGATTGCATTAGGTAGTGCAGCACACTGCATACCCCACTGGCTCATAGATACACCCGTTCCAGCATCTGCTAACCCTTCTGCATATCCTAAAATATCATTTAAAGTAGCCATTACTGCTCCTTTCTAAAATCAAAGGCTACTATCCAAAAATAGATAGTAGCCAGTAAAAACATATTAATCTTCGCTAGGCTCTTCATAACCTAAAGCACGCTCTGAATCGCTCAATCCAGCAGTAGTTGGATCGTTGACTACTCCGACCAAAACGAAGAAGGCGAACAACACATTAACGAATACCAAGATTTTATCAATGGTTTGTCCGAATTCCAATTTGATACCAAAGATATCTGCGAATGCTTGAAAAAGCAATGCAAGCGCTGGAACGATTGCAAGCCAAAAGTTTTTATTTTTGATACGTACAGACCAGTTAATTTTATTCATAATATTACCTCTTAATTATTTTTTATTTTGGATTAATGCTTTAAGTTCCTTCATATCCTCGCTCAGGGCCTTGACCTGCTCTGCGAGGATCAATAGAGACTTATTCTGTTCATCGTGGTTATCTAATCGTCTAACGGCAGTAAGACGGAAGTCACGCATGTTTTCAATGTCTTTTTCTATCACGACCATGCGTTTCTCTTGTGCCACGACACTTCCTTTAAAATTGCCGTAAATTCCAAGGAGGATACCAACAAAACCTACCATCATACTGATATCCTCTGGTGTAAAGTGGATCATAGATCACGCCCCTCTCTAATTAAAGTGTTGGTTGTGGTGTAGCTGTGGCCACTGGTTGAGTTTCCAAATTGCTAGGAGCTTCTTCTTTTGGTTTGCTCCACTTCCAAATGCCAATCTTACCATTTTGGTAAAGGCTGTTTAATTGATCCAAGGTTTCGCCTTGATAAGTAAATGGCTCATTCACTTGGATCATGATGCGTTTACCTTCACCAAATGCTTCTGTGTGGTTTGGATCTTCGATGGTAAAGATTTCTTGTGGTTGGTAAGTCTTGCCAGATTGACCAAGGTCTACAAGTTCAAGACCACGCTTGAATACAGTTGGATCAAGTGGATTGTCAACATCAGTCACACGGGCCAGCACGTTCCATTCTGCCACTTCTTTAATCTTCTGGATTTGGTTCGCTTTTTCTTCGTTATCCTTGGTTAGAGCTTGGATTTTAGCAATAGCATCATTGTTAGCTTCAACAGATTTGTCTAACTCTTTCTTGATGGCTACTACTGCGCCAGATGTGTCAAGTTCCATGCGGACAATGTTCAATACTGCTTCGACCAATGTTGCATCATCTTCGGTCATGCGGTTAGTTGGCAAAATTTCCTCAAATACACGGTATGGGAAGTCTTGCTTGATTGCTACCTTGGTAGTGTTAGCTACTGCATCGTATGATTTAAATTGTACCTTGTAATCCATTATTTAGTTACCTCGTTTTTGTTTTTAATTTCTTCGAATAGATCCTTCAAAACTTTGTCAGACTCTAGGACAGAGCGATAGCTTTCAACTTCCTTAGCAAGTTGCGCTACAAGTTGCTGTGATTCAGTCAATCGAGCTTTAAACTCAGCTTCATTGATTGATTTGTTAGCCAATTGATTTGCTAAATCTGTGATGATAGCTACATAATTATCTTCGTTCATTAAAACTCCTATCTGTAGTTATATTTCGAAAGGACACTACCGATGTGTCTTTGAGCAGCGCTATTTTTGAGATCCCAGCCATATTTCTGCAGGATTCCAAAACAAGTGAGCAGATCCCATAAATAAGTTCCAACACTTCTATGATTACCATCTGCTGTGTAGATCATTCTAAAGTCAGATGCAATTATTTCGGAATATGTTGTACCATTTAGCGGTGCAATTCTAGGTTTACCAGCATTTTGGATGATCCAACCTTGCTTGTATTCACTGTGTTGTAAGTACAATTTATCTGCATAAAACTTAGTATAATCTTCAACGTCTTCATTCGTGCTGTTGTAGATTTCAATACCACTGAATGTTCTGTTCCCACTATTTTCCGTACCATCACGGTTTGACCCGATGATGGTTTTTGAAAATCTGTTTCCGTTTTCGATATGCGTTCCATATCTAATAAACTGAGTAGGGAAGTTGTTGAAAACTCGTCTGATAACTGCTGTGTCAGTTAACATGTTCATCGCACTACTATCTAAATCAAATACCAGAGCTCCAGTATTTGATTCAAGTCTTCCGCCTTTAATACGTTCTGCAGAAAAGTCGATTGAGGCGAGTTGGGTACTAAAGGCTTTTTGTGATGTCAATTCCCTGATGAAGGCTTGATTCGACACCAGCTTATTGATCATAGCCGAATCAACCAACATTTTATCAGCCGTAACTGAGTTCGAAGCCAAAATCGGTGTGGTGACTGATCCGGCCTTCATGTGTCCAGTCTCGACACTCTCGCTTGCGATATGACGGCCTAAAATGGATCCATCAACTACCATATCGCCTTTCACCTTGATCAGTTGAGCGATCAAAGCAATAGCTTCTGGTTCTTGCACCAACAATGAGCTGATGGTTCGTCCATTAATGCTCTTCCCTGTACCGAATGAAATCTGACCATCTGTGATGTTGATGTCTGTTTTCTTGAGGACTCCATCGAATTGACTGATGATTGTTGATATTTGCCCGTTGACGGTTTGCTGATAATTAGCAAAGCGCCCGTTGATACTATCCTTAAAATCATCTAATTTGTCATTAAGAACAGAGCTTTGACTGGATAACTTCATTCCGAACTCAGTTGAGAATGTTGAGAATTGCCCATCAATGCCTTGTTTAAACTCAGCGAGTTTTGAACTGATTTTAGAGTCAGTTGATGTTGAAATACTTTCAAATTTTCTATTAATGCCAGCTACATCCTCAGTATATTGGGACTTAGAAACATAGCCTTGTTCAAGAATCTGCCTTGTTGCTTTTACAACGTCTACAGCAGCTTTCTCGGAGTAGGTCAGCATGCGCTGCTCAATTTCACCATTTGGGCCAGTTTTTGTCTCTAATCTCGTTAATTGAGTAGTGAGACCATGAACCGTCCTCTCAAAAGTTGCCTGTACTTTCTCAACTAGATAATTTTGATCTTCTGGGGCTGGTCCTGCATCTGTTCTGGTAGTGCTCTGTGTTAGCTCTACCTTTTTAAACGAAATCGAACCAGCTTCGCTATATCCAATAATGATGCGCCAAAAATCAAACTCATCGCTTTTTTCTAATGCAGGGACAGAAACCTTGTACAACTGCCAGTCATCTGTTAATTGAAATTGAGCAGTGATTCTTTCTCGATTGCCTCCGGATTTTCTATTCTCACGCAATAAAGCCCACATTTTCCCAGAACCACTATTTCTTTTAGCATAAAAAGAAATAGTGTAAGGCTCGCCTTTCTCTAGATAGTCCAGAGCGGTTGTTTTTGAGGTAGCCCAGCTTGGTGCGGTGCTAGAAAATAGCTGTGCCTGTTTCCAAGTGTTAGTATTGCCTGTAATGGTATATATACCATTATCTGCTGTACCGGTTGAATCACTTGAATCACCGTGAGCGAAGAACCACAGACCACGAGTGAAATCATAGTCTTCAGCGTAGTTCCTTGAACCAACTTTCAGATTCGTGAACTCTTCTTTGACTCCTGCCACCGTCTGCTCAACATATGACCGATCAGCTTTGCCAGATGTTACATTGGTTAGGTCAGAGATGACTTTTTCTGTGCTTTGCTCGAAGCGTGATTGTGCGCCTTGGATCCCAGAAAATTGGCTTTGTGTCTGAGCCTTAAAGTCATTGACCAGCTTCTTGATGTCCACATCACTGGTTTTCAACTGGTCGGTAGTAGCTTTCAATCCTTGCATCTTGACTTCGATGCCATTGTATTGAGCTTTAAACTCTTCCGTGATTTCATTTTTATTTGCTTGATTTGTCGCCTTGATCTTCTCAGTGACTTGTGCTGAGATTTCTTGCTTAACTACTTCAGCTTGCGCTTTTGCTTGCTCAATGCCATCTGTGATTTTATGTTCCAGCTCTTTTGCTTGCTTGTCATACTCAGCATTGGCATTATCTACAAGCTTCTGCACTTTCGCTTCGTATTCTGCATCATAAGACTTCATTTTCTTCTCAACGGAATCATTGACCATTCCTGAGATAGAGTCTGCTAAAGTTCTAGCAACTTCACCGAAACCGATGCTGACAAGCTTGATGCTCATTGGATTAAACTTGTATTTCGTGATCTTTTTTCGCAAATCGACATCGTAGCCCTCGTGGAAGATGCTCACGATATCAAACATGTGTACTGGTTGATCTGCCTGGCCGACAACATCAATCTCAAGGCTTTCTTCGATCATGTCACACAGAGTTTCACGGAAATAGCGCTTCCCGTATTCCTCAAGTGTTTTTTGATCCACTACATCCTGATCTTGTACTTCCATATCTGCTTCATAGATATGCTTGTATTTATTGATCAGTGGGCTATCAATGGTCACGGTTAGAATTTGATCTTTCTTACCTTCCTCGTGAGCTTCGATAACCTTTTTAAAATGGATCCGTGTTCTCAACTCTTTAGTGGATTTCGATTCTTGAAACGACTTCATGTTTTTCTTGTAGGCAAACAATGATTCGTTTTCGATTCCACCATTTTCTAGCAATCGGACACTGTACTTATCCCGGACAAGATCTCCACCCCACTGCCCAACGATGGAATGCTTGTCTTTGGCCAAGGCTTCCATCGCTGAGATATCTTTAAGATTGAGGGTGTGTTTTGACATCACATCGGAAAAAAATGTGAATGGTGTTTCTCGTTTAAATCCGGCAACAAGCGCATTCATCACAGTTGCTCCATTCACTCGATCGACATTGATCTTGTTGATGGAATATCCATTAAGTAATGTTGCTACTTGATTGGCATATACAGTGACATATCCGTGTTGCTTTTCGACTTCGAAGATACTAAAGTACTGTTCTCCGTGCAAGTCATCAGCAACTAATTCTGTTTCTGGGGTTAACAATGCCCATTTGGGGTCTGAGGTTGGAAATTTAAAGGTAAGTTGATAGGTGCTGTTAGCTTCCTGGACAATTTCAGAGCTAAATGCTTCATTAAGAGGGAAGTTACCCTCTTGCAGATAGATCATACTTTATACCTCCAATTTCCTTTTATTGTGACTTTTGAGACGGTACCTGAAACTGCAATACCAGACATTCCTGGAGCAATTTCGAAGAAACCACCTCTTTTTCTCAATGTATTTTTCAGATTTCCATTTTTGTCATAGACATTTTGTTTTTTATGACGGCAGTCAATTGTTGCTTTTGTATCAATCGTGAGTTGCATGGTTTGCTTCCCGATAGTGAGAGATACATCTCCATTGCCTTCAATTGTGATAACTGGTTCAGAATATACCGTTCCTGGATTGTTTACTGTGCCGTTACCTGTCAAAGTGACTACGGCATCATTATTTAAGTAGCGGAATGGATGCATCTTTAACTTGATTTCTAAAGTCCACGCATGCAAACCATTTTGCTTAAATGATGCGCTTTGAAAATCGGCATAAAAAATAGAGCCTGGTCGGTGACTAAACTCTATTTTATTTTCCTCTGGTTTGAATTGATTGACAATCATTTCGATTTCGCTTGTTTTGACAACGTATAGACTTACTGTCTTATCGTACCCGTCATAAGCTCCATCATAAAGATTGTAATCTCCGTTAGCTCCGTAAATTGTATTTGATTCGACCCTTGGTGTGGCCGTCTGGTCTTCTCCGAAATCCGTCACATAGCAGTTTGGGATTGATCCAGTGTCAAATCCATTTATAATCATGTTAAACATTAGATTCCCTCCCTAGCCATGATTTTAGAATATCTTTGATAGCTGTTTTGTGCTAAAACATCACCGTCCAGATAGGTTTCTGACGGTTTTTCAAGGATAGCAGTAAGGATCTTTTCTAAACTTGCTCTCAGAATTGCGATCTCAGCAACGATATTTTCACCAGTGTAGCTGTTTCCTGTGGATGTTTCTTTAAATAAAAATTGCTGGCTTGCATTTTTCATTTCTCGCAAGAATTTGGCATCTTCCGGAATTCCGACCCCTGTTGCATATCTTGGGAAGCCAAGATTTTTCATCAGTCGCTTAGTTCTATCAGCTCGCAATACTTTTGATCCACGAGGCAGGTTGAGGACAACATCCCGTCCATCTGGTATAAACGAGCTTCCATCTGGTAAAGTTACCATTTCTTTATAGACCGCATTCCGCTGGTCATTGACCATTGCGAGTCCACCTTCGTGGTAGTCTGTACCATCTTTAAAACCAATCGCGGCTGCTGCTCCACCAATCATCCGCCTTACGACATCAATGTATACTGTCTTACCTTGAACGCTATTGATATTTGATTGAGCGCTCCAAACAGGGCCTGCAGTATTATCTTGTGCATTGATGCCCTTGATAGGACTTGGAGTGCTATTCCAAGCGTTTTGATTTTCAATAGCTTGCCGTGCAGCAGTTATCGCACCAGTTGGATCACCCAACTGCGGTTTAACTGGACTAGGTGTACTATTCCACTCTAGCTGTTTGGCAATTGCTTGGCCAGCTGCATTAGTTGCATTATTTGGATCAGCAGTGATTTGTTTCTTAGGTACAGCAAATCCGTTATACAATCCTAAAGCGCCCATTGCTTGGTTAGTTCCAAGTGTCACACCGTCTGGTGTTGCGATCAGATCAGTCTTGTGGTCGGTAGGTAGTGTTAAAATACCAGACACCGCACTAGCAATAGCACTCTTGGTCTTATCTTCTGCATCTAAATTGACTACGTGAGCCATACCAGTTAAAGAGTCAACTGCAAGCCGTACACGTTCAGCCTTATCGCTAGCAGCGTCCTTTAAGATCAGTTCTTTCTGCTCTGGTGTGAGTGTGTTCCAGCGTTCAATGATCGCAGTAGCACGTTCACCAGATGATAAGAAGTCAGTATTCTTCATTAAGAGTTCTTTAACTTCCGCTGGCATAGCATTGTATTGTTCTAACAATGTTTTATTATCAAGGATGGCTTGCATACCTTGATTGTTGCCGACCACAAGTTCTTTTTCTTGTGGGGTTAAACTATCCCACTTACCAACCTCAACCAGCGCTTGTCCGATCGTCATCTTAGCGTTAGTCTCAAGGTTTGCGTGCTTGAGGATAAACTGCATATTCTCCCAGCCATTTTCGGCTTGGAGTGCTTTAGTTACTTCCTCTTGTGCATTGGTTTTGACTTGCCCAGTCTTAGGATCAAATACCAATCCATTCCATAGGTTGTTAGCATCTTTGGTCTCCTGCGACATATTTTGTACGCTTTTAGCGACCATACCAGATGAACGACCTACGATGTCAGCAAATTGGTCTGCCTTGGCCATCATCTTGTCATAATCAAGTCCAAGCTCTGCCCAATCCTTGCGCATCTGGTCAAAGTACATCTTACGTTGTTCATCGTTACCGAAGTTAAGAGGTACTTTCTTACTCCACTCTTTTTGAAGTTCTGCATACTCACGGCCATAGGCTTCCATTTTGGTCTTGTGTTGGGCATTTAATTTTTCCATTTCCTTATTGTATTCGGACTGGCTATAAATTCCCTTTTCGTGAGCATCTTTCAATGCAGTCACTTGCTCATCGTAGAGTTTCTGTTCCTCTTTGAGCCATTTAGCTACGACTCCTGTACCTTTACGTAACTGCGTTTCATTCAGATCACTGATCTGGCCATTCATGGCTTTCACAATTGCGGTACGTTCATCGGCAGAATACTTCTGCAATGACAATTGCTTATCAATAAATTGATTTTCGTAGTCAGAAATAATCGCTTGTTCTTCGCGAGTAATCTTTCTGTGTTGGTCAGATGCATTTTGATAAATCTGTACAATCTCATCTGTCATCGACTGGATGTTTTTCTTTTGCTGTTCTGCTTGCGCTACAGCACGTTTTTGGATTGTTTCATTCGCACCAACCTTTTCAAGCCCTTTAAGAGTTTTCTCAAGGTCTTTGTCAATCGCTTTCTGGATATCATCGGCAAGCCCTTGCACACTCTTACGTACATTTTCAACCGCTTGTGCGCCACCTTGCCCAAAGCCTACGGTAGCTTGATGCACTTCATCGACTTTGGATTTTAACCGTGATAATTCTTGGTCTTGTAGCTTGCTTACGCTTGTACCCCACGTTTGAGTGCGTTCGTTTGCGTCTGCCATTTCTTTTGCTACTGTAGCAATCACACCAACAGCAACACCGCCTATTAGGACTCCCCAGGTGACAGGGTTCCCAAGCAGTGCGATCCCTTTTGCTAATAGACCAGTAGAAGCTACTGCACCTTCTGCAGCAGTGCCAGTTGCAGTGATTCCGGTTGTTGCAGTTTTAAATGCAGAAGAAAGACTGCTACCTTGTTTAAATAGTTGGAATGTCTTGCCTAATATAGAAAGCTCACCACCGACTTTACCAATACCTTGAGTGAGGAAGCCGATACCTTTAGTGATTCCTCCGATAACTCCGATACCTTTGCCAAGGATTGATAAGGCTGGACCTGCGCCTGCTGCAAGCAATCCCCATTTAATGATATTTTGCTGTTGAGACTCGCTCATTTCACTAAAAGCCTTGGCCATGTCAGCCAGTTTTGAAATCCATGGTTTCACAGCCTGCAAACCTGAATTCATAGCTTTTAACAATGGACCACCAAATTCAATTGCCAGATCAGTCACCTGGTTCTTAAAGATCTTCAACTGGGATTCTGTTGTCTCGTAACGTTTCTTAGCTTCGTTTATGAGAGCTGTATTTTCTTTCCACGCACTATTTGACCTACGGACAGCGTCTCCCATCTTATCCGATGCAGATGCAAGAGATTTCAGCATATTACCTTGACGAATACCTGTCATTCCAAGTTCATCAAGAATACCGTCCATATTCTTGCCTTCATCGTGTGCACGTTGTAGACCTTTAATAAAGGCTTGCAATGCATCTGCTGGTTTTTGTTTCCAAGCTGTAGAGAATTGCTCTGCCGTCATTCCTGCAGTTTGTGCGATCACTTCTAATTTCTCTTTCGCACCTTTACCAACACCAGCTACTGCCTTACCGATACCAGTAAGGGTCTGGTTCATCGCAGTTCCCCCTGCTTCTGCTTCGATACCTACACTACTCATCGCAGTCGCAAGACCAAGAATTTCTGGTGTAGTCAAACCAGCTAGCTTACCGCCTGCTGCCAAACGGTTGGTCATTTCGACAATATCACGCTCTGTTGTGGCAAAATGGTTGCCAAGATCTACTACTGCTGATCCAAAATGCGCAGACCAGGTACCCAGATCTTTCCCAGAAACTTGCATGATATTCCCGATTTTAGCAATTGATGATGCTGCTTCTTCAGAACTTAAGTTTGTAGAGACACCAAGATTGATCATGGTCTTAGAAAAGTCCTTGATTGCTCCAATTGGTACCCCTAATTGTCCAGCTGCTTCCGCAACGTTTGCAATTTCAACTGCACTTGATGGCATTTCTTTTGCCATCTCACGAATACTAGCAGATAGTTTATCGAACTGTTGCGGTGTTCCATCTACAGTCTTTTTGACTCCTGCAAATGCAGTTTCATAGTCGATTGCAGCTTTTAAGGCAAATCCAGCACTTGCAATCAATGGAGCTGTTACTCCTTTGGTTAGTGTCCCTCCAAAGTCAGAGACATTTTTTCCAAATTTTTGGATATTGTCTCCACTTTTAACCAAATTCTTCCCAAGGGCTTCCATTTTACCTGAAAAGCTATTTTCACGTCCAACAGCTTTCAAGGCTTGCTCTACTTTGTAGAGTTGTCCTTCCATTGCTGATAATTTTGCATTTTCTCGCTCAATATCAGCAGCGGCTTTGTCAAATTTAGCAGATCCAGGATCAAGTTTATCGAAGTTCTGCTTCATCTGATCGAGTACTTTTTTTTGCGCTTCAATGGCCTGTCCTAAAGACTTATATTTTGCTTTTAGGAGTTCTGTACTCTTACCATTGTTTTTCAATGTGCTATCGAGCGCTTTGACATTATTTTGGAAATACTTCACAGCGTTCTTTGCACTTGTTAAGCTAGGATTGAACTTTGACACGTCCAGCCCTAGTTCTATATACATTTGTCCTAGTGGCGTTCCACCTGCCATTTTTCCTCCTTTTACAAACAAAAAAGCCCAAAGAGGCTTTATGCTTCCATTTCTCCAAAAATGTCAGCCAGATCTAAAGACGCATTTTCGGTTTGATCTTTATCAAGATCAATAATTCCGATCAGATCTTCCCAGCTTAATTCCATCACATCATGGACATTCATGTTATATGGTCCATCAGCAACTTCCTTAACGAATTTGTAGAAACGTTTTAATGCGTTTTTAGGATCTATTTTTTCCCCTTTGGGTCTACATCACCCACAAGATGAGCATAGATTTCAGTGAACACTTCAATGATTTTTGCGAAATCAGTATGTTCTAGCAATTGCTCTACTGTCACATTTTCAAATAGTGACGCAATGAAGCCTAATTGTTGATCCAATTTTTCAACTTCTGTCTTATCTGATGTGAGTGAGTCGTTTAGTACAAGGTAATCACGATAATCACGAGTAGTAATTTCTTTACTAGAGTATAGTACATCTTCTCCAGCATCATTCTTCATGGTAAATGTAATTTTTGACATTGTTTGCCTTTCTATAATTAAAAAAGCACCGAATGGTGCTTATTTCATTTTGTCCAAATTTTATTTAAAAATTCAATTTTATTAACATCATTATTGGAATTATCTTTGTTCATTGCATAGACTATTGCGATAGTTGCCTTTCCTCCAGCTCTAATCACAACACTTTTTTTAGATTGGACTGCAACAGTGTCGTCATTAGTGATTACAGAATCGTATGCAAGATAATTCCCTTTATCATCACTTACAAGTATTTTACCTGGATTGATTTCAATGTTCGAAGAATCATTGTTTGTAATGGCTAGCGTTACTGTGACTGGTATAAAGCTGTTTGAATCATGTTCCATAGCCAGCATGCCAGACGTTTGCTTTTTTGGTTCGTTGATTGTGATTTGAGTTTTGTCGAAAAGAACTCCGTCCCCAAATTTGTAGCTAGTCAATGAATTCATTCCAAGAACGAAATCATTTGCTTCCAGAAATAAATCGTGATCTACGTTTGATACGTATGTAGAGAGCTTATCTTTTACCATGACAGCTCTGTCCTTCTCTTCCTTTACGCTCTCTAATTCCTTGTGTGTCTTAGAAAGTTGATTGTTGGAATTTACGAGCATAATAGCAAGTACAATGGAAACTAGAGTGATCATAATTGTTAATGTTATTAAAACTGTATTTTTCTTATTTTTCATAACAAAACCTCCACAACTTATTATATCAATAATTGTAAAGGTTTACAACGATATAAAGATAAATAAAGGGGCTAAATGCCCCAATTATTATCCTGCGACTGCCATACCGAGTTTTGCTTTCAATTTCTTGATTTTTGTTTCGTCACTACCAAAGTACATTGTACCGTACTTGTTCTTGGTTTGCTCATCAGTGCTTGCGCCTGCAGCAAATGATACATCTGTAGTAGCAAGCTCTTCAGCTTTATCTTTGATCGTGTTAAGATCGATTGCATCCATTGACAGATTTCCTTTGTAGAATCCGTAGTAAGCTCCCCCACCATCTGCAGTGTTTGATTCGAGCAAGATAGCGACATCTTTTGAAACTGTGTCAGCTCCAAAGTCAAGGATGTCATCATCGTTTTCGTAGCCGAGAGCTTTAACGTAAAGTGCTACTGGGATGTCCAAGAGGCCAAGCTCTACCTTGACATCTCCTACTCCACGGTTGTTTACATGGTAAGCGATGTTGCTTCCAAATGTTTTTGTAGGGTCAACTGCAAGACCAGAGATCTTAGCGGTTTGAGTCGCACCTTCTCCTTTTTTACCCTGGATGATGAAGAGGTTTTCTCCTTCTGTTGGGGTTTGATTACCATCCAAAATGCGAACTGTCAAACTTTTAAAACCGACTGTCGCTGTACCTTGTTTTTGTTGTGTCATTTTAAATTTCCTTTCTAATAATCGTCATACAGTTTGCTCTTCCCTTTGTAGGTCCTAGCATCTGCATAGCGTTTGATTTCAGGGATCCATTCATCTAGGCCCCCAGCAATTTGGTAGAATCCTTGCGATTCCATCACCTTTTCGACTAACCCTTGCAATTTTTTGCATTCAATTCGGTTGGTCGATTCAACGTTGATTTGATAAAGAAATGTTTTCGAAAAGCTTGTATTACTTCCCTGGTCACTTTGGATAGGTGGCCCTAGTGGGATAATAACAATACTTGTCTGATCTGTTGGTAAGGTTTCAGGACGCTCAAATGATTTGATAGTGATCTTAGAAAGTTCCTCATCGCTCATCAGAGCATCATATATTTCTGATATCTTGTCTTTAATCATCCAAGCCCTTCTCCTTTCAATTTAGTTGCTAACCTATATTTAAATTTTTCTTTGTTGGCTTCCGAAAATCTTCGGATAACACCAAATCCCCTTGGATGGGCCTTTTTGGCATATCCAAATTCATTCAAATGCTCCAACCGCCAACGTGAGCCAGCACCAAAACCAAGTTTAACCATTGGCACTCCTTCAAAAGCACCCGTTACATTTCCGACTGTTGCGCTTTCGATTGTTTCTCCGGTCTTTCTAAAAACTTCTAGAGCCACTTGAAAATCTTCGAGTGTTTCAGTTGCTGCGCTTTTCAAAGCTCTATTCGCAGACCTTCTCACTTTCGCATCGCCAAGCTTCGCTTCTAAATTCCGGATGACTTCATCGAATCCTCTTAATGTGGCGCCGCTAGTCATTTGATCCACCAATAACAACAATTAAATAATCACGGTTGTCATAATCGGGACGAACGTCAATGATCTGCCATTTTTTATTTTCTAATCGGTGATCATTCACTTGTACAAAATGCTTATTATCAGGTTGATAACTTGTTAAAGGGTCTCTTATTTTCAAGGTCATCTTTGCAGTCATTGATTTCCCTGTTGAAATTTCGATATCCTTTAAACTTGGTGAGTAGACTTTTGCGAATGTGTAAAATACTTTTTCAAAGCTCACATCCCTGCCATCTAATCCTTCAAGTACTTTTGAGTTATAAAACTCCACAGGAGTTCTTAATTCACTTGTATTGGTTTCTGGTTTCTTGTATTTAAACTCAGGCTTATTCATCTTCCACAACTACATCTTCGCTTAGATTGTTCGAAGCTACTAAATCGTATTCTTTAACAAAATCAGGTAATTTCTTCATCAATTCGTTTTTTCGATCATCATCAACTTCAAAAATGTCTCCAACGTGTCGGACAACATTTTCTTTCAAGTCAAAGAAATCTTGGATTGTTTCTAGCACTCTTTTCCTCCTATTGGGTGGTTTTGAAGTGATAACTCAAGGAGTTCTCCTTGAAAATTTGCAAAGAAAAACTCGACCTGATCATTATACAGATATCTTGCACGTTCCAAAACAAGTTCTTCAGTGCGAGAATCTGACAAATCAAAAGCTCCTGTTAAGTCGAGAATTGCTTTTTCGGATGAAACTAACATCCTTGAAAGATTCCCGTCTTCGGCATCATGAAAGATTTTCATCCGCTCCTTGAATGTTCCTAGAAGCGGATGAAGTTGTTTTGTTTCTTCCATTCGGTGTCACCACCTATTATTTAATTTTCAATACCCAGACAGCAGCAGTCTTTTCATCGTGAGCCTTACCGTAAGCAAATTGCTTAGCAGTGTACAGGTTCAAATCTTCGAGAGCGTAAGTCTCAGTAAAGCGACCAAACTCGATTCCACCACCTACAAAGGCATCGTAGCGACCTTTGACAAATGTAGTCACTTTGCCAGCAGTTTGAGCAACTGACTCAACCAAGATCAAGTTGTACGGCATTGCTGTCACATACGTTCCTTGAGCGTTCAAGGAAGTGTATTGTTTCTTGACATCCCACGCATCCGCTGGGTTGACTACCATCACGACATTTCCTTCGACTGCCACTGGGTTGCCGTCAGACTTAACAGAGTGATGTTTGTAGACCGCAGTCAATTCTTTGACAACTGTCGCAGAGTCAGCAAATGTAAGGTTTGTAGTTTGGGCCTCTTTTTCTGCAAAAGTTGTTTTATTGCCAGCCGCAGTTCCAGTAAGGGTACGAGAAAGACCGATGGGCTTGCCGTCTCCATCACCGTTCAAGAAAGCAGCTTCCAAAGCAGCAGCGAACGCTTCTGTGATTTGAGCGGATACGAATGATTGCAACCAAGCAGGGCCGAATTTTTCAGAGTCTTTAGGAATGACTACAAATGCAGTCAACTTGTTTTGAATAGCTTCTTCTTCGTTGAAGGCTTGTTTCAATTGACCTTGGATTTCCCCATTGATCTTGCCCCAAAGAGCTGTTCCGGTTTGAGTTGATTTGAGGAATTTAAGGCGGATGCCAGCATTGCGCAATCCAATGTGTTGCAAGAGTGGACGAGATTTAACCATATCATCAAAGATACGGTCGATCGTTTCTTGTGGGAATAGTTTTTCTACTCCCACTGGAGCAGTCTTGTCGATGTCGTTGAAGAATTCACGAGCTTCAGCAGTCAATTTAGCATCGTAAGGATTCATCGCTGAAACTTCCTCATGAGCGGCATGACGAGCTTGCTCCATCATTTCGTTAGTCATCGACTCGATCATTTCATTGTAGAGCTTCGCTTGTTCTTCTTGAGGTGCGCCATTTGATACAGCGTCCAAGAAGTTCTGACGAATTTCGTTGAATTTGTTAGATAATTTCATTGTCATTGTATTTTTCCTTTCTAAAATGCGAAAAGGCTGAACCCTTTCGGTACAGCCTCGTTTGTGTTATTTTCTGGACTTTCTGGTAAGGTGAATCTTTTCTGTACAAATTCACTATTTTCAAAAGTCTCTTCTGCAATCTGTCGAGCTTCCAGCTTATTAGCTACCAGCTCAGCAATTTTATCAACATCAGGGGTCATTGCTGACTTCATTTTGTTGATAAAGTCATGTGGAATCATTGGAGTTTCGCTTGCAGCAAACGTAGGAGCAATTTCTTCAGCAAACATGATTCTGTCGGCAAAACCTTGATTTACTGCTGATTCAGCATCGAACCAGGTAGTCTTGTTCATCAGATCCAATAAATCATCCAACGCTTTCCCAGTCTTATCAACATAAGCATTTGCGATTGATTTATTAAAACCTTCAAGTACTCCAGCTTCATGAAGTAGAGTGTTGTGGTCTCCGTCAACTCGTGATGACACGTTGTGGATCATGATTTGAGCAGTAGGGCTAATTTCTACTACATCACCAGCCATTGCGATAACGCTCGCTGCGCTTGCAGCAATTCCCACGATTTTAACAACTACTTTCCCTGAGTAGGCCCGTAATGCAGTATAGATTTCGCTACCTGCATAGACATCTCCTCCACCCGAATTGATATGGACTTCGATGTCCTCACCAGTTTCCGGAAGTACTACATTTTTAGGAGCGGTACAGTCCCAACCAAACCAATCATAAAGCCAAACATCATCGTTTGACACGATTGTTCCTTTAATCGGAATCACTTTCATCTTCTTTCTCACCTCCCTTCTCTACATCCTCACCAAGTTGATAGTTCTTAGTGATCAGAGGCTTGTCGCCCCACGGTACAGCTTCAAGGCCAAGTTCCTCACGGACCTCATTGATAAGCATGGAACCAGAAGAAATCAGCTTGTCAATACTTTGAGCAAGCGAGAATTTGTCTCTTTGTCCTTCACCAACGATGACAAGGCGCTTATTGTCTTTGTACTCGTTTTTGCTTAGTAAAGCAAAGTTCATACCATCGCTCATCTTCTTGACAAGCGACTGGTAGCAATAGCTATTAAACATCTTCTGACTATTTTCCAGATTAGCCATGTCCCCATGCATCAACGCAGTAGGAATTCCTAAGATGTCGGCCACCTCATCATCAAATTGCCTACGAAGCTTCTTGAGTTCATCTACGGATAGGTTTGATGTTCCGGTAGTGTTGGTCAGTTCAGAATATTCCATTCCTTCTTGAGCTGGAACAATCGCTACTGTCTTGGTCGTAAATGATTTAAAGAGACCATCTGCATATCGTTGCATCTTTTCACGTTTTGATTCGTCAAAACTTGCATTCGTTCTAGTGCTGAGTACCCCACGGATTTGATTATTCCGTGCAAGTGCTTCAACTAGTCGAGTGTGTAATTTTTCATAATCATTGAAGAGTTGAGTGAAATATTCTTGAAGACGATTGTTGTTGTATTGCAAGAAAATAACTTCATTCATCTTGAATGGTTTCTGGAAAGTATAGTTTTGACAACTCACAGATGTGAATGTATCATCGAACACAGCATATTTCTGTCGGATGTATGAGTCGGCAATCAATAACTGATCATCATTCGTCAAGAAAATCAGTACTTCATTCTTGGTCAATAAGCGGTAAACCGCCTTTTGCCAAAACTCAGAAGCAGATTCATTCTTGTTGGGTCTTACATTTAGCAGATAATCCCAATCAGTAGCCTTCTTTTTTCCATTCTCAATGAACTTAAACTCAGACCTTGCAAAGATGCGGGCCACAAATTCAGCAGCCTTGTCAATCGACAGGCTCTTTAGTTGCAGATTTCCAAAGATCCGCTCCAGCTCATCAAATTCAAAACTCGGTTCTGGAACTTCTCGCTTGAATAAATTTAGCCATCCCAAGGCACCTCCTCCTTTCTAAAATTTTCTGCCTACCACCCACCCGGATATTTTTTATCGTTTAAAGAAAGACTTTTTGGAACGTTTGAGCTCCTTCTTGATTGATTCAAACTCTTTATTTGTTTGTTCAACATTTTTGGCACAAATCTCTTCATGCCGTTTTAAAGCTTGATTCAAAGTATTCAATTCGGATTTGAGGTCGCCAACTTTATTCATTAAGTGCATATTTTCCTCACTTAACACAACCAACTCACATTCGAGCTCATGGATCTTTTGTCCGAGCATTTGTTTCTTCTTCATTCGTTTGTTCATTTTGTTGTCCTTTCTAAAATTCCCAATCTTCGATCACGTCAAGAAAGTCTCCAACAGTACTTTCTTGAATAATTTCTCTCTTGTAGAGAGCAGCAATAAAGGCATGGAAACCGTCAGTCTTTCGTCTCAGCGGTTCCTTTTTCAAAAATCTCTTGTTTCCGTCTTTGTCTTCTTTGACAAAGGTATTATCGGTATACCAGAGCATTGATTTATCGTTTTCAAAAATGAATCTTTCGTTCGCAAATCCATCTTCAATGATTGGAGCTACCTTCGACTGTATCGCTCCTGGATTTCGCAAGAATTCATACTCAAAATCAGCTTCTTCCAGCAATGGTTTCAGCAGATCCATTCGAAATCCATCAGCACAGACAATTTCGATATTGTACAGCTTACGCCACTGGATCAATTTATCAACTAGTAATCTTGGATCTATACTTGGACCGTCTACGATAGTAAAGAGCCCTTGCTCCTGCCATTCACGGATTGGAGCCTTGATTTTAAACATATCCAAAAATTGCTTTCTGGCAAAACTGTGTTGTTTCCAGATAAAATCATCACCATTTTTAAAAAGTAGCCCCACACTTGCAAAGTCTCTGATACTTGCGTAGTCAAAACCAGCGACACAAGATCTTCCTGAGAGATCTATGCCAGGGCTTCTCAATGCAGCCATTAACTTTTCACGAGTGGTCACATCTTTTTCGATGTCGGCTTCTGGAAGATTCATCCGCTTGGTCATAAATTCCTGTCTGCCTGATGGTTCCAATTCCAAATCATCATAGTCAGCTTTCGTTCTAGCTAATAGACGTTTGGCGTAGGGAGTTGTTTCGTCAAGCATAGGATTCGCTTTTGGCCAGTTGCTCATATCATCCACTTCTTCCGGATCATCTAACTTGCAGATAAAAGGGAATAAGCGAAACTCATCAAGTTCACCATTCAAGATCTTCATCGACTTCTCAATCAGCTTGTCGTAGAACCCTTCACGGACATGCCCATTGGTACCGTTATAGAAGGTGCGAGCATGGGCAATCTTACCAAGTCCTGACCGCTGGATTTTAACCGCAGAATCATTCTCGAACTGGTGAATTTCATCAAATTCAAGACAACCATCACGAGCTGAGTCCATTGTCTTCGGATTGTTTGTCCGATAAGAAAAGACCGAGTTATTTCCTCGGCCTGTAATAGACATCTTTGTCAAATAGTAATGGTCTTCCAGTCCTCTTCGCTGGACAGTTTCATAAACTTCCTCGAATGAGACTTTCCCTTGTTTTTCAGAGTTGGCTGTGATAGTCACATCGTAATCTCTGACAGGATAGAGAGGGCTGATAAAGAAAGCGGCTCGACTTGACATGAAACCATTCTTCCCTCCCCCACGGGACAGAGTCAACAATATTTCATCAAATTGAGGTTCACCATCCTCTTTCCTAAAAAGAAAAATAAATGGCGTGATGAATTTTTGATATTTAGCCAGTGGGAAGAAATTCTTCTCAGTGAACTGAATATATTTTTCTATCAAAATATTGTCAAAATATAAATCATCCCTCGGATAGATTTTTTCTTTGATGATCTTGAATAAGAGTGAGCGTTCTTTGTTGACTTTGATTTTTCCTGATTCAGCAAGTTCAATATATTCATCAATCAGAGGATGAGAAATCACAATAGATCACTTCCGTCTGATGGTGGTTTCTTCTCGACTGGTGAATTTTCAACCTCAAAGTCAAATGATCGCTCAATCGCTAGTAGCTGATTGCTGGTTGTGTTGATTTCTTTGATCAACGAGTTCGCTTTTTGAAATCTTTGCTGACCGTTGTGGACGGTGATGACTAATCCATCTTGTTTGAGACGTTCTTTCAACTCATACAGTAGACGGACCAGATAGAGATAGCGATGAACTTTCTCGTACTGAATCGCATCTTTCTTTCGTATGCTGAAATTCCCGATTTTGGAAAGTAACTGGTTTTCCAATTCTTTTATATTTTTTTCTGAGTATTCTTCCATGAGCCCCCTCCCCCTTAAAAAATAGTGCTTTGCATTTGGACAATCGACCCCTCCCACCGGTTCCCAGAGACCGATTTTTTTCGATTTTTTTCGACCGGGGGGTCTTTGAGTTTTTCAAAATTTTAAATTTTCATCCCCACCATTCGTCAGAACGAAAATTTTTATTTTGCAACTTGGATGATTTGCGAAATTGAAAGCGATGATGTCGCTTATTGTGACACTCCTTGCACAAAGTACGAAGGTTGTCGATATCTAGAGCAAACTCTGGATAATATTCTAGCTCTTTGATGTGATCGACTTCGAGGTTATTTGTCGTTACCTTTCCCTCATCTCGACACCAGACACATTCAAAATGATCTCGACTCATTGCTTCGAGTCTTAATTGTCTCCATGATTTTGAAAGATAAAACTCTCTGCGACTTTCTCTTGTCGAAACATCTACTTTCAATTCTCAAATCCTCTGTAACATTTCATACTTTCAATTATCTATTTCTGAAATTCATTATATTATTTCTGAAAACTATATTGTTTTTCTCTCTTGAATTAGACATATCTTATATTCTGTCTGATTCACACCAGCTTTAAAAAGCCAGTAAAATAAACGAATAGCAGATAACTAATAAAACTAATTAGCATTTTACTCGTTGTGTCTAATTGATGACTATAAATCAAAATTAGACATGGCTTTATCTCGTTGATCCTGTCTAATCCCAATATATCTCAGCGTGATTGCAGGAGATGAATGATTGAATAGATCCATGAGCATTGCCACGTCTTTAGTTTTTTTATAGTAATGATACCCGAATGTTTTTCTCATCGAGTGGGTCCCAATATTTTCGATCCCACACTCAATAGCTGCGGTCTTCAATATCCAATCGACTGTCCGCCTGTCAAGTGGTTTGTTTTTCCCAATGCGACTTTGAAACAGATAGTGATGTAATGGCATATCTTTGATATACTCTCTGACTTCTTTTTTTAAAGTCTTTGTCATCTTGAGTTGTTTCCTCTTACCAGTCTTCTGTTCTTTGATTTTGATATACCAACCTTGCACATCCTTTACTCGTATTCGAAGAATGTCGCCCACTCGCAATCCGGAATTAATGCCAAATAAAAAGAGCAAGTAGTTCCGCTCATTCCATTCTCGTAGATATTCCTTCATCGCTTGGATGTCATCCTTATCTCTGATTGGATCCACAATGTTCATAGTGTCACCTCCTTTCTCTTTACATAATAAAAAGCCAGCAACTGCTGACTTGTTTAATTGAGAATACAGGATTCGAACCTGTGTCCCTGGATAATTGTCCAGTATTCTTGCCTCCTGAACTAATTCTCAACCAATTTTCTATAAGGATACCTCTCTTCGGTTTTACCCGATAATATAATTTTACCACCTTGATTTTAAATTTTTTCCACAATTTTGACCCTATTTTTAACTTTTTTCCAAATTAATGTTAATTTTAGTATTTACAGATAGTTCATAGATTTTCTTTTCAAGGTTGCTAAAGAATGGTTCGATCACTTCTTTGTATGCCAGCGACTTACTGCAATGCAGATATTTAATTGAAGCTCCTTCTACTGTCAGCGTTCCATCGATGTATACATCTTTGATTGCTGCCCATTCTTTTTCTGGAGTTGAATTTTTGACCATGCTGATAGCTTCTTTCAACAATTCAAGTCTGTGCAACTCTGGATCTGATTCCTTTTTGATAATATCAGATAAGGCTTTTGGAGTCATCACCTTATTGCTTTTGATCCCTGTATTTGGATCGGTTGGTTTCCAAGGCACTTCGATTTCTTCGATTCGTTCCTTGATTTCTTTTTCAAACGGATACTGTTTCAAAGCCAAAATTAAATACCCAAACCGACTTCTTAGATTCATTTACTATCCTCCCTGCAGTATACTTCTATAATTCCATTCAATCCTAAACTTTCACGGTAAGCAAGTGCCTCGGATCTAGCATGGAATTCTTTCTCTGTATACTTTGCTAAGTGTTTAGGATCGCTCCAACTTGAGCGTCCATGGTATTTCCTAACAACATATACCCTCATTTATTGTCCTCCACATCGATGATATGATCAATAATACGCTTTAAATCTCTTATATTGTCAAATGGAAGCACTGCATCGTGCAGATCTTCAAAGTATGAATCGGTTTCAAAAAACTCTTCCCCAAGTATAGCTATCTCTAGCTTGCCATTTATTTGGGCAATAGATAGAGTTCTGTTCGCTCGCATTGGTATATGTACATTCTCTAAACTCATCATTTCCCCTTTCTGTTTTTAAAAGCAATCACACTAGCCCAGATCAGACCAGATAGCCAGACCAGTGCGAGTAGTAAGTATATAAAGTTTTGTAAGTCCATTAGTTGTCCTCGCTTCCGTATCCAACGAAAGAGACTACCTCTTTTGGGCTAATACATAACTTCTCGACACGCATTAAATGCCCATTATTGAATTGACTAACCAATCTAGTTAAATCTCCCTCACTACATCCATGTGCTTCAACCTTATTACCGTTTTTCAAATGAAATACAATATTCATTTTTTCGTTTCTCCCGTAACTCTATTTTTTTTAATTTTCAATTTTAAACAACCATTACCACCGAAACGTACTAGAGTTATTTCTTCATCCCACTGGCTTCTCGTGTATGGATATTTATTTGGTCGTGTCATTGTTTTTCCTCCAAAAGTTCTGTATTTTCGTAGATGTTGCCTAGGATTTCTTCGTCCCCAGTCCACGCATAACCCTCTCTTATACCTTTTAGATAAATAGCAGGCATGCCTCCTACGAATGTACCAGCGTATTCTTTCTCTAGGTATACTTCGTGAGGGCAACCTCTGGTACATTTTATAATGTCTCCGACAAAGACCTCCTTGCCGTTCTTATCAAACAGTCCTGTTGATTGCATAAGTTCAATATCGTCAAAACTTATAAAATTTGTTTCACCAAATTTCCAATGTTCCCCAACTAACACTCTTTTTTTAAAATCCATCAAAGAAACATCTAGCATTGTTTGCAATTCTTTATCCCACGCTCTATACTTTGGTATCATTCTTCCACCTCCTCAGTATTTTTAAGAACGAATCCAATTCCATACATTAACAAGTAACTTTGAAATCTTACAAAGTCTTCAATCAATTCAGCTTCTTGCACATCGTACTCAGCGATTTCATCCAAAAAGAGATCTATATCATCATGTTGCACACTGCCGTATTCAGTTTTTGTGTGGTTCATTTCAAATTCGTAACCATCTACATCAATTATGTAATGAATTCCATCTTTCGAATTTTTGTATTTATAATTCTTAATAATCATTCTTCCACCTCCTCGACTTCAAATAATTGGCTGTCAAACACTTCACCGAAGCCGCCTTCTTCAAGTTGTTTCTTAGTGTGTTCAGTACGGAATTTTTTATCTCTTTTTATTTCTGTCAACGCCCAAGCATCAAGATGTTTTATACAGGTTAAGTAATTATAGTTTTCATCAACATTCTTGAGTCTTACATAATACCGCTTCTCTTTCTCGACTGCGTAGCCGTCAAGCCAAGCACGGGCAAATGTTTCTTGGTTATCTATAATCCATCTTCCGTATTTTTTTTCCAGATTAGCTTGTAAAAACATTTGAGACAGTTTCCAGCCTTCATCTTTTCTCTGTTCAATCCAATCCGCCACAAACTGCGGTATCGTGACTTTCTGCGGTTCGTCCATTTTCTTTAGCTGGTCTAAAAAGGATTTTACCATTAAAGCATAGGATGCAGTTTCATTAAAGGGACTGTGCTCTTTCCATTCGTTTTCATACTTCTTAATCAATTCCTGCTTATTCATTTTTTCGTTCCTTTTTTCAAACTCAAGGGGGAATAATCCCCCTCACATTATTTTTTATTTTTCTTCAAAACAAATGCCAGCGTAGCTACCGAGATACCAAGTGCTACAAGTGACAATCCAAGATTTGATCCAGTCGCAGGCAATACCGCTGGTGCGCTGTACGTTTCAACCGGTTCATTTTGTTTAACTTCGCCCTGGTTCACCACTTCCACTGTTTCCTTTTTGGTTTCGGTCTTTGGCGCTGGTGTGTTTGGCTTGTCTTGTTTTGGTTGTGGTTTTGGTTCGTCGCGTTTTGGATCTGGAATATCAATCACTAGTTCTGGCTTTTCCAATACTGGCGAGTCTGGAGGTGTCACCCCACCTTTCCATTCCGGCTTGTCAAGTTGTGGTGCGTCAAACGGAACTGTACCGCCCTTCCATTCAGGCTTATCTAAAACCGGCGAGTCATTCGGTACAGTTCCGATAGGTTCTGTGTATTCCGGCTTTTCTCGCACTTCTGGAATTCCCGGAATACCACCTTCAAATTCTGGGATCTCCACTTTTGGAGATTCTTTTGGAATTTCAAAGGTTGGCTCTGTTTTATTCTCACCGATAGCATCACCTTTACCACCAACTAATTGAATCTTCTGATATGAGACAGCACCATCATTTTCAGCTTTCAGTTCAATCTTGTTAGTCGGGTTTGTACTATCCTTAACCGCATTTACAAGTTTAGTCTTGTAGTACAAGTAAACCATGTGATCCAAACGATCCATTTTGATTTCAAAACCATGATCTGATTTGCTGATAGATTTTACAAGATCCATAGCAGAACCTTTGTCAACCCAAGGATTTAAACTTTCAATGTTCTTGATTTCAAAGTAGTTATCAACTAACTTTTGATTTTCTGACATTTCGTCAATGATGGTTACATAGTTGAGCACTTTCTTGGCATAGTTAACACGGGCTGTCCAATTAATCACAGTAGGGTCTTCTTTGTCTTGTGATCCCCATTTTGCAATCAATTCATCTTTACCAATGACTCCTTCTGATCCAACATTAGCTGTGACTAATGTTCCGTTAAAGTTAGCTGTTACTGGTTTTCCTGGTACTACTTTATCTGTCCAGCTTGCATCAAGTTCAAGGCTCATGCTTTTGTTTAGAGGGTGTGACTTGAAATAGTCATTAAATACAGTAGTTACTTTGTTAGTAGTTGCATCTGCTGTAGCTTTACCCACCACTGCTTTCTCTGGGTTATGAACATCAAACTCATAAGAGGTCTGGAACTTCACTTCTTCTGGCAAGTCAAAAGTAACCTTGTCACCCTCATTTACCTCGATGTTATCAGGGATTTTAATATCCTCGTACTTAACCTTGAACGGAGTGTATCTGCCATTGCCTTCTGGTTGTTCGATAACCACCTTTGGGTTTTCTACTCGGATAGTATCCCCATCTTTTGTAACACTTTCTGCATTGCTTCCTCGGCTTGGATCTTCTTCGTTAACTGCTCGATCTCTTTCGACACTTCCAAGATCTCCTGTGTGTTCTCCCTGCGCATTTGAAACAGTCGCTTCTGTTCCGTTTGCGCTGTTTCCAGTTTCCGCTGTAAGTCCGATGCTATCTTTTGCGAGATCGCCATTAAATTCATCTGCTTTTACTCCTCCTGCTGTAGCGATTGCTGCGATTGTTGCTACTGTTGTTAAAATAACCTTTTTATTCATTGTTTTTCTCCTTTTGTTTTTAGAATGGCAAATCACTGTCTTCAATGTCCATCGGATTTGCATAGTTAGGTGGCATCTGTTCAGTCATGCTGTTCTGGTTGACAGTGTTGTTACGCTTTTCCAAAACTTGGAAGTTCTCTGCAACAACTTCAGTCACATATACACGTTTTCCGTCATTTCCTTCATAGCTTCGAGTCTGAATTCTTCCCGTAATTCCGACAAGCATTCCTTTTTTGGTCCAATTGCAAAATCTTTCCGCTTGCTCTCTCCACATCACACAGTTGATGAAATCTGCATCATATTCGCCATTTGCATTTTTGAAATTTCGATTGCATGCGACATTAAATTGGGCTGTTGCAATATTGCTTGGTGTGTATCGCAGTTCTGCATCTCTTGTTAACCGACCAATAAGGGTCACATTGTTGATCATTATTATCCTCCAACATTATTCATTTCAGCAGCTTCCTTAACTGCTTCTGCTTTCTTTCGTTCCTGCGCTTGATACTCCCGATTTAATTTGTTTAGAATCACCTCTTGTGCAGTATTTTGTTCAGCAAAGCGCTGAATACTTAATTCATGCTCCTGAATGGTCCACTGCATGTCCTTGATTGTTTTTTCCTGTTCAACCAATCTGGAGTTGAGATTGATGGCAATTACCAATGTGACTCCTGCCAGTAATACCAAGTTAATGATTAGCCAATCGATTTTACGTTTCATCTTCGATTACCCTTTCTAGTTTTAGATGTCCTGCATTTCTTCCTTGCTCGTTTAAGTGGATGTAATATTTAAGTAATGCACTGTCCTTTCCAGTAATTCTACTTAGCTCTTTTAAAGTCCCTGTACAGATATACTTATCACGATCATATAGCTTATAATCAGCAAGAATTTCCGGATCACCCATCAAAGTTTTTTCCTCAATACCGAAATACTCGCACAATTCTTGTACATGATCAGGATTGATGTCATCCTTAGTGATCCATTCTTGTATCGTCTGTTCACCACGATAAAGATTTCTAGAGAGTTCTTTGCGAGTGAGACCTTTCCCTAAAATCAACAATTGCAGTTGCTGACGAAAGTGATCCATTTGATTTTTCGTATAATGTCTCATAACTTTCACTCCTGCTTAACAATCGCTGTCTTTTCGAGATCTTCACGCTTCAAATCTGCGATAAGCCAGTCTAAGTACTTCTTTGCCTTATTTAGATCTTCCAATCCGTTTTTCTTTTGATAGCGACAAAGATACTTGATGATATTTCCCCAATAAAATCCCCGGACTTCTTTTGGTCCTCCAGCAAAATTGCGAATAATGTCAATTGATTCAAGACCATATTGCCCACAGTAGTGGTTAGGTTTATTTACTTTGTCAAAACCATTATTTAAAATTTCTTCTGTCATTTTAGTCGCTCCTCCTTAATCCAAACACCATCTACTAATTTCCCTGTTCGATCCTTGATTTCCTCATAGGCAATGTTCAAGCACTCAACAAAGTCGTGATGTAGCATTGCTGAAATTCGCATCAACTCATAAACAACATTTTTCAATTGATATGATTGTCGGTTAAAATAAGCTGCCAATGATTGGTCCATCATTAAGACAAAATAGTCTTCAGACTTTGCTGCCTTGGAAAATACGAATGTATTATTTTCTGGGAAAATTTCTTCTGTTTTGATTCCTAACTGTAACGTCAAACCAATCAATACAACAGTGATGTCTCCGATGCTATCTTTCGTGACAGCCTCATCATTCTCTGCTAGTCCTCGTGACAGCTCTCCGATCTCCTCATACAATTTCAAAAATTGCTTGTTTGGATCTTGCGTTTGCAAATTCCGATCATAAAACCATCGCTGAACTTTTGTAATTAAATCTTTTAGTTGTTTATTTTCCATCAATATCTCCTGCTTTCTGTATTCTCTGGGAATTTAAAAATATGTTTGCTGGCACCTTTGAAGATTCGATCAGCAAGGGCCTTGTTGTAAATTGTTTTAATATCGTTGCTCGATAAGTTTGTGTTAAAAAATGTTGTTTGACGATTGTCCAAGATTTTAAACAGTACTCGTTGTCTCCACTCATTTGCTTCTTTGAGGTTCCCACTCATACTGCTCTCTTTCCCTAAATCATCAAAGAAAAGAAAATCAACGTTGCTCAGTAGATTCACAGCATAACTTTCTGTAAAGTCTCCTCTGCCATTGAAGCTTTCTTCAATTTTTGAAAAGAGCGCAGAAGTTGAAATGAATAGCACACTCTTTGGTTGCTTGCATTCTTTAAATTTTTCATTTAATGCTTTAGCTATTCCAATGGATAGATGGCTTTTGCCAACTCCTGGAGGACCGCTCAAGATTACATTTCCTGTTTCAAATTTTAGGAAGTCTCGCAATATTCTTTTTGAAAAATTCAAAGCTCGCTCACACAACTTATTTCCAGCATCGTAATTATCAAGTGTTTTATCTTCCAATTCCTTGGAATAGGTGCTCTCACGATCAAATACTTTGTATGTATTCGCTAGAATGTACTGGATAGCTGCTTCTTGCTTTAAGTGTTCCTGCAATTCATTGATTCCTTCTTTTTCGCACTCTGGACAAATCTCAAGCAATTGCTGGGATCCATTAATCATAACTTTTGCAGTGATCATCTTGGATCCGTGCTTATTACATATTTTTGGTTCACTAGTTGAACCTACTTCATAATCCTGATGCATTAAAACCCTAACCTTTCGTCTTGCTGTTGAGTTGATGCACTCGAAGGCATCTTCTGATTTAAGTATTTTTCAAACTTACTTGCATTAAACAACGTGTCTGGAGTTAAATACTTGGACATTTTTGGGTTATTTTTCCACTCGATGGTTTTTACATCAATGACATGTTTAAAATCATCTATTGAGTAATTCTCGCTTAAACGACCATTGATTAATCTTTGAGTTGATTTACTAGTAGGTTTGAAGTGAGATCCTGTTTTGTCATTTAAATATTTGATAATTTTGTCATAGACATCTGATTGAGCTTTTTGCTCCTTATCTATATCTATATCTATATCTATATCTATATCTCCGTTGCCTTTTGTTGCATCGGTGTTGCATTGCAACGCTTTTTGATTCTCTCGATGCTTGCGAGATCTACGGGTGCTTGCTGTTTCACTACCTACCATCTCAGGCACTTGTTCGAGATTAAACTGATAATTGTCTGATGTAGTCAATAATTTCTTCTTTGTCAAAAACATCAGTGTCAATCTAATTGCTTCTGGATCTTCGTCTATCAATAAAGAAAGTTCTTCTGCTAGATCTTCTGCTAGACCCTCGAAATATAGTTTCCCTTGCTCTGCTAGACTTGCAAGCATCATTTTTAGGTAGATGATTGTGATTTCTTCTCCCCCAGGAAGCTTCCTCATGAGCTTCATTTCTTTGGAATTAAAGAAGTCATCTTTTAGTTGTAACCAGTAATATCTACGATTCTCAGTTACCATTCATCAGGCCTCCTTATTTGAAAATTTCGCATATTCCTTGTGGAAGAATAGTTTGACTGTTCCTAAACTGCCATGTCTATTTTTTTCAAGGATCAATTCTGTAACATTATCAGGTTCTTCCTGCTCGTCACGATTGTAATAAGCTTCTCGATAGAGAAATGCTACTATGTCAGCATCTTGCTCAATCGATCCTGACTCTCTCAAATCTGAGAGCACAGGCCTTTTATCATTTCGCTGTTCAACCCCACGAGATAGCTGACTCAATGCAATTACTGGAACTTTCAATTCCTTTGCTAATATCTTCAACTGTCTAGATATCTCAGACACCTCCTGTTGTCGATTTTCTCGACCTCTACCAGTAATTAGCTGGAGATAGTCGATTACAATCAATCCAAGACCGCCAGTTTCTTGAGATAATCGCTTGGCTCTGGATCGAATCTCAGCGATTTGAATTCCTGCTGTATCGTCAATATAGATTTTTCCTTTTGCAAGTTGCTCTTGCGCCAAGATCATCCTGCGCCATTCGCTTTCCGACAAATTTCCTGTTCTTACATGGTATGAGGGAATCAATCCTTCGGCTGAAAGCATACGCTCTACAAGACTTTCTGCCCCCATTTCAAGAGAAAAGATCGCTACTGGTTTTCCAGCTCTTATTGCCACATTTTGGGCGATATTTAGAGCAAAAGCTGTTTTTCCCATCGCTGGCCGTGCTGCAAGAATAATTAAATTATCAGTGTGTAGACCAGTCGTGATATTGTCAAAATCTGTGAAGCCTGTTGGTGTTCCTGTTACATCACCAATACGCTGTGAGCGCTCGTCAATAATTGACTGTGTGGAATCAATGACATCGATGATTGGACGAAATCCAGTCTGTTTGTCATTTGCTATATTTGATAAAGCTTGCTCGGTCTGGACAAGTATGTCATTTAGATCTGATTGACCATCATATACGTTAGCTATCGTTTGATTGAGATCTTCGATAACCTTTCGTGCTCTCGCTTTTTCGGCTACAACCTTGGCATAATGCTCAATGTGAGCACTGGTTGGTACAGCATTGATGAGACTGGCTAAAAATGCCATCCCACCGATTCGGTCAAATTCGCCTATTGAATCAAGCGCTGATTTAACTGATACGGGGTCGATTGGTTCTCCTTTGTCTGATAAATCTTCCATGATTTCAAAAACAATGCCGTGTGATAGCTTATAAAAACTTTCTTTTGTGAGGTATTCTGAAGCAATGAGGATTTTATCTGGATCGACAAAAACTGATCCGATTACTGCTTGTTCAGCAAGAATATCGTGAGGCAGCGTATTTATGTTTTCTGCCATTGATTAATCCTTTCTATATTTGATATAATAAAAATAAAAATGATTGGAGTTTAATATGACTTCTCAAAATAACAATAATATGGAAATTAATCATATCCCAATTTCACCAGACACTGGTGATGCTTTATTAAAACCTGCCGCATCGTCAATAGGGAATGCTTTTGGAACTGTATTGGATGGCATCTTCCATATTGTTTTGGATCCAGTGCGCAAATTCAATATTCAGAAAGAACACGATTTAAAACTATTTCAAAAAGGAATTCAAGAAGAGGTTAATAAAATTCCTATTGAATATAGAGATGATTCTAAATTAGGTATTGTTTTAAAATCTATTGAAGATTCAAGATACCAATTGAATGATGTGGAAATTAGAATTTTGTTTGAAAAATTAATTTCTGCTTCTTTTGATAATCGTAAGAATGCCAATATTACTCCAATTTTTAGTACCATTCTCTCTAATATGACACCTAAAGAAGCTAAATTGTTGGAAATGATTTATAAAAATCCATATAGTTTAGTCACAATTTGCAAACCCAAAATTGTAAATAACGATACATCTGCTAGTAGAATTGTTGGAAAAACTCATTTATTATTTAAATCAGAATGGTCTACAAGTTATGATTTAGAGTTATCTATTTTAAGTTCTCATAATTTGATAAATGTTCATGAAGATACATATCTTACGCATGAATTCTTTTCTGTTGACTACGAAGAATACCAAAAGTATCTAGATGATCTTAATCCACAATTTGAATTGACTGCAAATGAAAAACTAAGTTTTGAGAAGTCTTACGTATCATTGACAGAACTTGGCAAACTATTTTGTGATATTGTTTTTGAGAATTAATATCTTTTTGTCAATTCTATCCTCCATTTTCTTTAATTCGTTTGATAACTGTTTTGAATACAACGCTAATACTGATAATGTTATAAAAAGGCTAATAATAATTGTTAATAACATTTTAATCTCCTTATCTACGATATCCGAAACGCATTGTTTCTCGTGCTTCTTTGATGCGTTGCTGTTCAGCGATCATCTTCTTTAGTTCTCGTTTTGATTCCTTGCATCGCTCACTAATTGAACTGATGATGATCATTTGAAATAGGACCACGATGATTAATACTCCGACTAAGATTTCTGCTAACATGTTAATTCCTCCAATATTCTTTTCTAAAAATAATTCCTATGTTATAATTAAGTTATAGTTCTTTCAAAGCACCTTTTTCAAAGGGTGCTTTTTATTTTTGTAGTGTTCGACAGAATCGCTGAACATCTTCCAAATTGTAGAGATACTTCCCGCCCTTTCCGGACTGTTGGAATTGAAATTTCCCTTGGTCTCTCCACTCTTCTAGTTTAGTTCTACCCCATCCCGTTGCTTCCTGTAGCTGTTTGATCGGCACCCATGTAATATGTCTGCTTGATCTGCGCTTAGCTTCTTCCATAGCTTTGATGTTGAGTGAAACCAGCTCTTCAAAGAGTTTATCTTTAAATTCAGTTCCAAATAATTCTAGAACCATGTAAGCCTCCTCACCCCACCAAACTCATCTGTCCGTTGCGGGCTTTGATTTCTAGCTTGGTATTTGCTGATGGCTCCCAGCTATTCCAGTAGTCAAAGGCTTGCTCTTCGTCCTTACGCTTCAATAAGTCATATCGTGGAATGCGGAAGTAGTCCTTGAAGTCTTTAGCAGCCTGAGAAAATACAGATTGTGCAAAGTGTCGGTCACGGTATGCTTGGCTATCTTTGCCACCAAGCAAGGCCACAACTTTCTTCTTGCGTAACTTTTCCAATGCTAGACAGACCGAAGGGTTGACTGGTTGCTCATTTTTCAAATAGTCGACATCAGCTGATAAGATGGATTGCCCTTCTTTCAGCTTTTTCAATTCCTGGAGTGCATGGATCATTGCGTCTTCTACCACTAATTCGGTAGGTTGAGTTGTCACTTCATTCATCATTCAAATTCTCCTTCTAAAATATCGTTATCTTCCTTTCTGATCTTATCCAGATCATGGAAGAAGCGTAAGCCACGATTGATAAAGCTATCAAATTCATTTCGGATGATCCCATCTGCTTTGAGGACCTTTTCTTCATCTGCATAGATCAGACCTCCCATGCTTGCTAAGAAATCATTTCCCTTTTGAAGAAGGCTTGTGATATTCTTGTAAGCTGAGATTTGCTTTTGTACGCTGTTGAGTTGCCCTTGTGATTCCTCAATGGCTCTGGTCAATTCATCATACTGAGCAGATTTCTTATCAACCTCTTCACGCTGGGTCAGTGTATCATTCAATTGTTTTTCAATGAAATTAGATCGCTCTTCAGCATCTTTGATTGCTTTTGCAAGCTCCTTATTCTTTTCTAACAATTGCTTGTTGAGATCCTGAGTGGCTTTGTAGTCATCTGGAACAACTTCCTTGATTGTTTCCTTGACTTCGACCTTGGAAGATTTGATTTTCTCGTTCTCAGCTCGTAGCTGTTCATTGGCTTTCTTGCTAAGGTTGAGTTTCTTCCTAACCTCCTTCAGTTCTCGCACTGTTGGAATATCGCCATCTTCGATGCGTTGGATTTGCTCCTCTTGCTCTTCTTCTGGCAGAGTTGCGATGAGGTAAAGTGCGGTACTACCTAAATTACTCAACGTTGAGTAATTTGGAAGTTCTTTTGCAATCTTCATCATTCTGTTCGCCTCTGGCCAATTAAGATTGATCTTATTCAACCATTCCATAAATTTCCCGTGGGCCAGATCATTCTCTTTTACATGGTTTAATCGTCTGCCAATTTCCCAAATCGACTGGCCAGCTATTTGCTTGTGATGGCTGATTTCAAGCTCGATCTGAGACAGATTGTTCGATAAACTAATTTCATTCATTTCCTACTCCTCAAATTTTTCCCAGGACTCGTTGATTCGCAACTTCTTGTTAATACGAAGCTTCAAGTCATCACTTCCTTTTCCATCTTTGAAAAGTTGTGTGATAGCTGATGGACTAACACCCACAACAATGGCCAAGTCCGTCTGTGACCATCCACGTTTTTCAATTCGATCTTTTACAAGCTCGATCCACTTGCGATGTTGTTGGCTCATGTTTTTCCTCCTTTATTTTTAAATAGAGTTAAAGAGTTAGTAAATTGTTTTAAAAACGCTTGACAATTTTAATGTATAGTATTAAAATGAAAGCATAATTAAAAACCTTGATAAAACATTATATCTATCAATTTTCTTGCTCGCCAAAGCTATTTTATTTTTAGGTAAGTTTTAACTCCGTTTTTTACTAACTCATTAACTTACAAAAACTATTTTAATACTCCGCATTAATTTTGTCAAGCATTTTAATGTGAAATATTAAATATTTTTTGTCATAATCTCAGAAAGGTTGAAAAATCAATGTTTCAGACATTTGACAGAATTAAAGAACTTGCCCAAAAGCAAGGACTTTCAATAAATTTATTGGAAGAAAAACTAGGTTATAGTAGGAATACTATTTATAATCTAAAAAATTCTAAACCGTCTACAGAACGAATTTCAGAAATCGCAGATTACTTCAACGTGTCCACCGACTACCTCTTGGGACGCACAGATAATCCAAATATAGCGACAAACGGTGATGCTTCTGCACCGCTTGACCTTCGAGACATTGCTGCGCAATCTATGTTGTTCGATGGTAAACCACTTACTGAAGAAGATATTGATTTTATTACAGCGGTCTTGGAGGCACACTTAAAAAATAAATAGAGGTGCATTTATGACTGTAAAAGAGCTTTGCGCCCTTGAGGGTGTAAGTCTATGCTATTTTGACGGGAGCGGTTGGCACAGCCCGGGCTTCTTCAATCCAGCATTAAAGGTTCTCGCTCTGGATATTAATTTATCGGAAAAAGACCAAAAGCAAGTGGCCCTACACGAATTGGGCCACAAAGACCACACTCCTGCTCAATATGAGTTAAATAGAGAGTTGTGCGAACTGCAAGCGGATAGAAGCATGATTCATCACTTGCTAGAAGAAGAGTTACAATTAATGGAAGATGTCAGGGATTTCAATTACATAAAATTTATGGAAAAGTACAAATTAAAGACCATTGCTGATGAAACAATGGTCAAAGACGAATATAATTCACTAATTAGTTAGAATAAAACAAAAAACTCCCCACACTCGCCTTCGCCAAAAATTGAGTGTGAGGAATGCTGTATAAGAAAAGCCATTAAAAAGGGCACTTTCTTATACTCATTTTATCAAGAAATGAGGTGAAACGCAATGGAAATAAAGTCTTACAAAAAGAAAAATGGCGATACAGCCTATAAGTTTAGGATCTATGTTGGTAAAGAAAATGGAAAGGACAAGTATGTAAAGCGTCAGGGCTTCCAGACAAAAGCCAAGGCAAGAGCAGCACTTCTCCAACTTCAAACTGACCTTGAAAATAGCGAGGAAATCACTGTCAAGGAAATCACTGTTGAGGAAGTTGCTGAAGAATGGCTCAAGGAATATGCTGACACAGTACAGGATAGTACCTACATCAAGACCGAACGGAATATAAAAAATCATATCTATCCGACTTTAGGAGATAAAAAAATCTCTTCTCTCACTCCTCTTCAGCTTCAGGAACAAGTCAATGACTGGTCCAAAAAACTTGTTTACGGACGTAAAATGAAAGGCTTGATGAATAACATATGTAAGTACGCTATCAGACATGGCTACATCTCAACCAATCCGGTCGAGAGTGTAACGACGCTTGTCAGAAAGCAAGCAGATACAGATAGCGATTTTTACGACAAGGAGGAACTGAAATCTTTTCTTGAATTAGTAGATCAAACAGATGAACTGAGAAAGAAAGTCCTATTTCGTCTTCTAGCCTTCACAGGGGCTCGAAAAGGGGAGGTTTTAGCCCTCAAATGGGAAGACTGGACCAATAACACTCTGAGCATAAATAAAGCCATTACGAGAGGATTTGACGGGGAATCTGTCGGTCCTACAAAAAACAAAAGTAGCAACCGATTGATCAGCTTGGACGAAAAGACAAGTGAACTGCTCACAGAGTGGAGAGAAATGAATCCTACTACTACTTTTATCTTTGAGAATGAATTTGGAAAACCAATACCAGGAACACTACCACGGAAATGGCTACAACAAATTGTCAAAGATTCGGATGTGCGTCCGATTAGGATCCACGGATTCCGACATACACATGCCAGCTTATGCTTTGAAGCTGGAATGACACTCAAACAGGTCCAGTATAGACTTGGACACTCAGATTTAAAAACAACCATGAACATCTATACACACATCACCAGAGAGGCTAAGGATGACATTGGTGAGAAATTCGCAAACTATATTGATTTTTAAACAAATAACAAAAAAACAGACCCTCTGGATAAAAAAGGGTCTGTTTTTGGGTCTGCCAGTTTCAAAAAGGTTCAAAAAGGAATAGAAAGTATAAAACAAAAAACGTTGTTTTTACAACGTTTTAGAAAGTTTTAGAAATCTTTAGAAACTATAGATGGAGCCGGTGGGAGT